TTGTCCAGCTTCTCCCAGATCGCTTGAGACTCTTCCAGCGTGACTTCCTCGTCGTCAGAATCGCCAGCGCTGGCTGCGCTCGATGAGGGGCCGTCACTTTCCTCTTCCGGAGCGGGTTCGTCTTCAACTTCGACATCCGACTCGTCTTCAGGATCAGACTTCGGGTCAGGTTCCGCGCCGGACTCGTCTTCGCCCTCTTCTTCTTTTTCGTCTTCGCCAGGTGTCGGTTCGGACTTCTCGTCTTCGTCCTTCTTGCCGTCTTCAGACTTGCCGCCACCCTCACCCTCTTCTTCCTTGTCGGGTTTGCCGCCACCGCCGGCCTCGTCTTCAGATTCCTTTTCTTCTTTCTCAGGCTTCGGTTCGGGCTTGCCCTTCGACTTGCCCTTCGACTTTTCTGGCTTGCCCTTCGACTTGCCGCCAGCAGTGGTGCCGCCGCTGCCGGACTCGTCTTCTTCCTCCGACTTGTCTTTGCCCTTGCCGCCGGTCGAGCCTTCGCTCATGCGCTTGCCGATCTCGATTGCAAGCTCCAGACAGTCCTTCGTCGAGGCCGCAGCTTCGATCTTCGGGGCCAGGTCTTTGATCTTTTCGTACACAGGTTCGACGGTCGTCCACTTGTCCTTCATGAACTCTTGGAAGACATGCTGTCCAGACATGGCTCGAACCATCGGCACGATCAACGTCTCGATAACGCCCAGCGCGTCGCCGGCGGCCGCTTTCTCTTTCATACGAGGCACGACGAACTTGTCCAGATAGAACTTGCCGGTCGTGGACAGGTTGTATGCAGAGCCTTGAAAGCGCTGCGCCATGCACTTCTCAATGCGCGGGTCTTCGAGCGCGTTCAGCAGGAAGCCGGTGCGCTTGCCGTGCTTCATCGCTTCGGCCATCACCGGGAACTCCGTGAACAGGATGTGCGCGACCTCGTGGTCAAGGAAGCCTTGAATGGCGTTGCACAGGTCTTCACCGGCGTTGTCGGGCAGGTAGGGCAGGTTCACCAGAACCGGCACGCCGCGATGATCCGCCTTGACGTATGCGTTGACGCCTTGTTGCGTAACGCGAATGCCCTTACCGGACAGCATCTGCGTGATCTTGACGACCGACTCGCGCAGGATGAACACACGATCATTCTTCAATTGCTTCTCCTTTAGTCACTCATGACTGATAGCGTTACTTTATGAAATGAGTGCAGGAGAAGCAACAACCTTGATTGCATTGCCATGCACATCCCCAAATCAAAAAGGGCCGCGAACGGCCCTATTTATTCTTCTTCAATCACATAACCACTAGCGCAGCTTGGCCAAGTGCAGTTGAGAAAAGTCCGATCTGTCCATGATTGGGATGTCGGCCAATATGAATCAAAGCACTTCCCAAGTCCAACGAAGCGCTGACCTCCATCTCCTCAAGCAAGTCAACGCTTGCCTGGTAGGTCAGTTCGCGCAACTCCCCACTGGCCGTGGTTCCCTTCAGTACGTCCATGTATCTCTCGTTCTTAGTTATTCAGATTCTAGTCACCCGTAGCTTAGTTTCAGGTCAATGGCACCTCCGTGTCAGGGAACTTGCATAGCTCTCAAATTGCCGATACATTGTACTCAGTCGTTAGTTAGCCCCGCGCGCTATACTGATCTTTGTCAGCCCGTCGTCTGGGCTTTTACGTTCACGGAGATGACCCTCATGGTCACGAGTAAGGCGTCCAAAGTTACGCCCGCAAGTGCAAACAAACCTAAGAACGTGGCCGAGTACATTGCTTGGCAGATCAATCTGTGTGGAAAGAAGCAGACTCAGATTGCTGAAGAGGTTGGCTTTGAAAAGCCAAACGTCATCACAATGATCAAGCAAGGCAAGACGAAGGTTCCGATCAACAAAATCGGTAAATTCGCAAAGGCTTTGGAGGTTGACCCAATCTTCTTCATGAAGATGGTCTTCACTGAGTACATGCCGGACGCAATGGAAGCAATCAATTCCATCATCAACCAGCCAATCATTACGCAAAACGAGTGGGAGATCGTCGAAGTGATTCGTTCGGCGAAAGTGGTGAATCCCAGGCTGCGCACCGACGAGGAACGCAGGGCACTCAAGGACTTCATCAATACATTGAAGCCCGACAACGCAGCCAAATAGAACTTCACTTGCTTCCACTTTCAGGGGCGCTTCGGCGTCCCTTTTTGTTGTGCGGCGCGGCAATCATAGATGTCTCCGAATGTAAAGGATTGACGGTCTGTCAACTCGCCGACCGGCGGCACAAAATAAGTCACCAGTGGCGCAGACCTAGGTAGGCACCCGGTATACTTCAAAGTCACGAATGACTTATTGTTCCGCTCACTATGAAGCTAATCAAGTTGTCCGAGGTTGAGGCGCTAGTCGGCCTGAAGAAGTCCAAAATCTACGCACTGATTCAAAAGGGAACTTTTCCCTCTCCCATCAAGGTTGGACGCTCGTCGTCATGGCTGGTTGCGGAGGTTGAGGAATGGATTGCCCTTCACGCCATGCTGCGAACCACTCCCAAGGATGCGGCGCTACAGATTCTTGCCGCAGCGCGTCCAGGTAATCTGCCCACGCCTGCATCATCTTGACTCGCCAGGGCCAATACTCAGCGCGGTTGTAGGCCCGCTTCACCTTGTTGGCCTCTTCATGGGCAAGCTGCTTCTCCGTCAGCTTGCTGTCGAACCCACCTTCCTCAAGCAGCGTCTTGGCTGTCGTTCTGAAGCCGTGCGTTGAATGCCGGCCGTTGTAGCCAAGTCGGTGCAGGTTCTTCATGAAAGTGGTGTCGCCGTAACCCTGTCCAGGCTTGACGGGGCTGGGAAAGAGCAGCTTGCCGCTGCCGGTGATCGTCTTCAGGTTCTTCAATAGTTCCACGGTCTGCTTGGCCAGCGGAACCAAGAAGGCGCGATCCATCTTCATCTGATCGTCCGGCACCAGCCAGGTGGCGTTGTCCAGATCGAACTGATCCCAGGACGCGAACCGCAGATTCTGCGGACGCACGAACACCAGGGCGTTCAACCGCAACGCGATGATGGGCAGCGTGGACTCTTCCTCGTGCAGCTTCTTCAGCAGCGCGGCAAGCTCGGCAGGATCGACTAGCGCCGGATGGTGCCCTTCGCTGTGCTTGGCGAAAGTCGTGCGCTTGACCCGCTGAACTGGATTCACTTCCAGCTTATTTTTGTCCACCGCAAGCTCGAAGGCGCGGTTGAGCAAAGACCGTACCCGTGTCAGCTTGTAGTTTGCGCCACGCTTCTCGACTCGCTCCAAGATGGTGCGAATGTCGTCTGGTGTGATTGACTTTGCCAATCGTGTACCGATGAACGGTAAAACGTCTCTTTTGATGGCGAGGTCAAAGTCGTCGTAGTGGGTGGCGCTCCATTCCGCTTTGTGCTTGTCCAACCAGTCCTGAAGCATTTCCGCCACGGTCTGCGGCGCGTCGGTTGGAATCCTGGCCTGGCGTCGAAGCTCCACTGGGTCTTTGCCCCGCAGGATGTTGTCTCGCGCTTCTTGTGCAAGCGTTCGAGCCGTGGACAGAGTGACTTGAGGGTAGGTGCCGATCGAGTAGGTCTTCTCGCGACCTTCCCAGGTGTACTTCAGTTGCCAGGACGGTGAGCCGGTCGGCCGAACCACGAGGTACAGGTTCGAGCCGTCCGCAATCTTGGTCACGCCGCCCTTCTCTCGCGCTTCCTTCAAGCGCTTCTCCAACTCCCTTTGCGACAGGTCATGCAGGCCCATAGTGGTAACGAAAACCCCGTAAGTGGTAACGGGGTAAGTATAGAGGGGCGGGCACTAGCGTTACCCCTGCAAATACCACTCGTGAGCGTGGAGGTGGGCGGTCTTCTGCGGAAGACCCTGGAAAAGAAAAAGCCCCAAGCTGTTGATTTCTTGGGGCTTCTTGAACCAGCGTGGAAGTCAGCGGACGCTGAAGAACTTCATTCTGGCGGAGACGGAGGGATGCTTATATCCAGCATTCATGCGGGTTCCGAGACGGTCAAAGTGGATTTACCACTATCGTTACCACTGGTGAAAGCCGGCGAGTAAGTCATCCGGATAAGCTCGTCCACGACCGTCTTCGAGTTCTCCTCGTTGAAGTAGAGCAGATTCACATCCGCTTTCGAAGCCTCCTGGTCAGCCCACTTCGTCTCGTCGCCCATCATCACGCCCAGGCGCTTCGAGTAGGTATCCAGGATTGCGCCGGCCGTGCCCTTGCCAAGCGCAAGTGTGAAGTCGGACAGCATGCGCTCAAGGAACCGATGCGCGATGACCTCCGGCGGATTGTTGATGAAGACCGCGATGTGACGCCAGCCGTTCTTAGCGGCGTACTCACGAATCTGGCGCAGACCCTCCGGCTCGACAACCACCACCACGGGGCGGTTCATGGCGAACACGCGCTCGACTTCTTTGGCGCTGACGCCGTAGAAGTTGCCGTTGAAGTGAACCGTCTCCACGAAGGCGTCACAAGCCGCCAGGCGTTTGAATTCGGACTTGTCGATGAAGTAGTAGGACTTGCCGTTGACCTCACCCTCGCGCATCGGGCGCGTGGTCGTGGAGATCACGTTTTCGAAGCCGGCCTGCTTGAGCATCTTCTCCAGCGTGGACTTGCCAGAGCAGGATGGGCCAGTGAGAGTGAGAATCGTTCGCATTTAAGATGTCTCCTCGAAGAATGTGTATCTGGAGTTGATGGTCAGTTCGTCACTTTGGTGGACGATCGAGTTCTGAGCGCCAAGGTAGGTGTCGAGCGTCCACCCTGGCCTCTGGAAGATGCCGTCAGGGTCTTGCTCGATCAGCTTGCGCAGCGCCTTCTTGTCGTAGAGGTCAACGCCCTTCTCTTTGAGATAGGCGCGCTTGAGCGTGAATCTGGCCGGCTCCGTGATGCGCGTCTTGCCGACCAGATCAAGCGACCGGACGTTGAGCTTCACCGGAACCGCAGACAGTCCCGTGAGTGCTTCAGCGAAGTCGGCAAGGCCAACATCGACGCGCAGGAACTCGATGCGGCTGTTGCAGTCCTTGAATGCGATGCTCACGCTGCCTTCGTGCCGATTGCCGCCTTGTGGGCGACTGATCGTGATCTCGCCGTCAAGCGTTCTCTGGCTTGTCATCTGTCTTCTCCTTTGGTTGCAGCTTCTGCGTGATGAACGACAGGAAGGCGGTCATCGCAAAGAGCGGAACTTCCTCCCCGTTGCGGTCAAGCACCTGAACAAGCCCACCCAGCCCCGACGGAATCACACGCTCCGTCCAGGGAAAGGTGGCTTGCAGCTTCTTGAACTCGGCGTCGTTCACGCTGCCTCCATCGCCGCCTGCTGTTGCTCTTCGATCCGAGCCAGATCATCGGCGACTGACTTGTCGAGGCGACGCTCAACGAATCGAGGCAGGAACAACGAGTGGAACTCGCTGGACTCCGACGGGCGCATGATCGAGTTGGCGCGCACGGTGATGATTGCGCCGGCACCCCAGTCGTCACGGTTCTCGTGAATCTCCTTGCGCTTGGCGTCGGTAAAGCCCGACACGCTCACAAGCAGTTGTCCACAAGACGACTTGCACTTCAGGGCACCGAAGGTATCGGCGTTCTTGCCGTTTCCTTCCTCGAATCCGTAGACCTCAAGCTCCACTTCGAACTCCAGCTTCAGCTTCACTTGCTCTTTGCTGGTGCCGTCTTTCCAGATCGCGTGAGGGTTCTTGATGATCGTGCCTTCCTTGCCCAGCTTGAGCAGGTCGCGGTAGTGCGAGTAGGCGTCGCCCAGCGAGTGATAGACACGAGTCTCGATCATCGCCACGTACTGCCCTTCGGTCATCTTCAGTCGGCGATTGATGAACGACAGGCGCTTGATGTACGCCACTTCGTATTTGCCCTTAGTCACGACTGAGCTAAGGGGGATAGCGTCCCAGATCATGTAGATCGGGCGCTCGTTCGCCGCGAAGCTGCCGCCACTCAGAATGCTGTTGAGAATGCCGTTGCCAATCTCGCGTGGCAGAACCTTGCCGTCGCGCTGCACCAGCAGTTCGCCGTGGTATTGCATGCCGTCAGCCAAGCGCGTCTTGACCTCGTTCACCAGAAGTTCAAAAGCCTCCATCGGGAAGGGGGAACCCTGCCGACTGCGAATGCTGACGATGCCGCTTTCCTCGAAGTCGAGGTTGGCGAACATGCCGTCCGCTTTCTCTTGAGAGATCACGCCCAGCGTCCAGTCAAACTCGTTGAGCTTGGCGTCTTTGGGCAGGCTGCAACGCATGTAGGGAAAGTCGGGAATCAAGCCCTTCCACACCTTGTTGCAGGTGGACTCGCTGAATCCGGCGCGCATGTCTTTGGTGATGATGCGCCACAGCAGTTCTGCCGAAGACGCAGACAGCGCGGTCATTTCACCCTGAACGGCCTCGATCGCGGCATTCCCTGTCAGGGTGCGTTCGATCAGGTCGTCAAGAAGTTCCCAGGTGCCGTCGTCGAACTCGTGGCCGACGTTCGAACCGATGGTTTCGGGACGCTTGCGAATGCCGTAAGTCTTGAACGGGTTGTAGGCGTAGTTCAGGACGCGCTTGAGCAGTTCGTTGTCGCGGTTAGCCTCCAGCAAGGCGATCTTCTCGTTCTTGCTGGAGGTTGCCGCCACCTGCTCGATCAGGTTGTAGACGGCATCCGAACTCATTGCTTGTCCAGAGAAGTGCCGTTCACGGGCAGGGTTTCGGGATTCATCCAGCCAGGCTCGTCACCAGCCTTTTGATCCGCTTCGGCTTTCTGTTGCTCGACCTCGGTATAGACCTTGGCAAGCATGGCCTTCATCTTCTCTGCGCCGTCAGCCAGTTGCGTCTGTGCCTCGTCATGGCTGATGCCGTTCATGACGGCCACAGTGGCGACCGAGCCGGCCAGCGACACCATCAGCGCGGTGGCGACGATCGGGAAGGGAATGCCTTGCTGCGCCATGCCGTTGATCGTCGTGCGGAACTGGGTCAGCGCGTCGTTCATCTGGTAGTCGAACAGCTTCGCCATTTCGGCGTTCTGGGCTGCGGCTTGGTCTTGGTTCTGTTGTTCCATCTGGCTCTCCATTGGTGTGATTCAGTTCGACGCTTGTTCGGCCTTCTGACGGGCTTCGAGGCGCGAGTAGATTTCGTCGATGTACTCCTGCATGCCCAGCAGCGAGGCGGTCATCGCATCCTTCGCTTCGGCAGCGGTGCGACCGTTCTCGAACGAGGCAACGGCCAGCAGTTGCACGAACGAAGTCAGGTTGGCGGTGACGACGGCACCGATGGGCATCGTCTCCGACAGACCTTCGACAAAGGTGCCGAACTGCTTGATGCCGTCAGCGATGTAGGCGGACATCATCACGCCGAGTTCTGCGGAAGGTTGCGCCGCTTCTTGGTTGGTTTGTTGGTCACTCATGACTTACTCCTTATTGCGTCTTGTTGAGGTGGAGACGTGCCAACTCCAAAAGCGACATGCCTTTGGCTGAAGGCGCTACTGACTGAGCCGGAGCTTGCGGCTTCGGTTCTTCAGATTTCGGTGCGGCCTGCGTTTCGCGAATGGCCGCATTGATTGCTGCCGCATACCCATCATCTTCAATGCTTGATTTTACAGTTGACGATGCTGCGGGCTTTGCGGGTTGTGTACTTTTCTTGACGATGCCGCTATCGAGCGGGACTGTGGGCTTTGTGGGTGTCACTCGTGCAGAACGGAAGCTCTCGTTCTGCGTGGCGAAGTAGCGATCCATCTCCTCGCGGAGCAAATTGCGATCAACAAAGTACAGAGCTTTGCCTGCTTTTTGTTCTTCTGCCCGAAGACCCAGCGCGGGGCAGTCGCCGCTACGGATGCCCTTGTCGCAATCTGCGTAAGACTTCAGTTCGCCATCACGTTCGAAGGCGGCGATCTTGTGCAGGCAGACGCAGTAGCCAGGCGAGTAACCCACGACACGGCACGAAACCGTGTAGGTGTTGATGCCGCCCATCGACTGTTCTGGCGGGTATTCGGGTTGACGGGCGAGAACCGCCTGTGTGATCTGGTCGTTCATGATGCTCCTACCATGTGCCCCAATCGGGACGCTTTTCGAAAAACTGCTTCTGTGCCGCAACTTGATTCAGCACTGACATAAGTCTAAAGCGCGAATGTAGGACTTCGGTGCGATCCTGCGCAATTGCCATCAAGGTTCCCTGCACCTGTCTAATCATGTGCAGGCGAATGTCCTCCTGCAACTTCGGCGACAGCCGTTGGAAGACCTTTTGATAGCTCACCAGCTACCCCACTCTTCGCCGCGCTCTGGTTCCGGTGCCGGCTCCTCGATCACCACATCATCTTGATCAGAGTCGTCCGCAACAACCTCATCGTCTCGAAGGCAGAGATTGCTTGCGATGATGTTGGCGTGATCGCTGCGATAGTGAACACCCAGGCGTCGCTTCATCTCCGTCGCATCGAGATCATCAGTTGCCAGCCCATGAAAGCCTGACGTTGACTTCGCCAATGCGTAGCCTCGCCCTTCTTTCGAGCGAATGATCTTGTCCGCTTCTTGCTGCGCCTTGCGCAAGGTTGGATAGCTGTCGATCTTGACTTCGCCACTCTTGCCCATTGGCCCCCAACGCTTGACGACAACGAAACGCTTTTCATCAAGGTTGTGGAATTGAATTACTTCATAGAACTTAGTCCCACCTTCGTGGGCCAAGTATCGTGGTTCAATATGGATTGACATTCGTACCTCAGATAAACAGAACTGACAAAATCATAGTTTTCACATAGCGGGCTTACCAGACTGGCTCGCAATTACGCCTGATGCTTCAGTTTGAGCTTGGCGGCGGTCGCGGGTGAAATCGGTTCGGCCTTCCAGTAGGCGTTGCGAACCACGCTGGCGGGAACTTCGTTCGGGTCTTTGTCTTTGGGCAGAATGGCAACCCTGGCGACCAGACCGATCTTGCGGACTTCCAGTGCGGCGTCCACAGCGTCACGGATTGCTCGGTTCTCGCCGTCCCACATAAACGTGACGATCTTCAGCCCCTGCTCTTTCAGCTTCATCAGCTTGGCAAGTTGACTGTCCTCGTCGCCGCTTGACAGGTGCTTGCCGAAGGAGCCGACAGGCACAACTTCGCGGAGGTCCGAGTCTTCGTCGAAGGCGATCTTGGCCGCCGCAACGTCGAAGACGCCTTCACAGATGACAATGGATTCGGCACCGATCGCGTTCTGACCATTGAACAGAAACGTGCCTGTAGATGCGTAGCCAGGGGGGAACAGGTACTTCTTGTCAGCCGAACCCGTAATGTCCCGACCCTGGAAGCTCACAAGCTCGCCCTGCATGTCGAAGATCGGAATGATGATGCGGCTCGAATAGTCCTGGAACCGTCGTTGCCCCTCATCCTCATACGCGAAGCCTCCGCGCAGGCAGAAGCGCAGATGGAAGTATTTGGCGATCGCAGCATTGATGCCGCGATTGTCCAGATACTTGATGTTGCGACCGTTGTGAGGCAGTTCGATGGACTCAGGGAGCTTGAGTTCGCCGGTCATCTTCACTGGGGCCGTATCTCGCCGAGCGGGACGCCAGCCCTGCTCTGCCGCAACGTGCTTGACATGCTCCACTACATCACGAGTGGATACGCTTCCGAGCGATGCGCGAATGAAGCTCCAGCGGTTGAACTTCTTCTCGCAGTCGCCCGAGAAACAGTTGCCAAGTCCCGTCTCGGCGTTCAGGTAGACCTTCCAGTTGGAATTGCCGCAGCAGGGACACTCTTTGATGTTGAGTTGCAAGCCACGCGAGCCGCGAGTGCGCTTGTAATCGACGCCCTGGCGATCAAGCCAGGCTTCCATGTCGATCTGCTCAAGGGCTTCTTGAAGCTCCTCGTTGCGGCTCATTACTCGATCCTCAGAATCGACTCCATGAACTTCATCTTGGCCAAGTCTTGCTTGATGAAGATCGTGAATCCGGATTCCTGGTTACGCGATGCCGCGAAGTAGAGTCGAGCCTCGCCCTTTGAACGCTCCTCGTCGGTGACGTTGATGGAGATCATCAGGTCAACAGTACGCACCTTGTTGAAGTCTTCAGCCACATGCTCCGCTTTCGCGACAGTGGACTTGTAGCCCTCACGGTTCGTCTGCGTGGCCGTCAGCATCGCCACGTCTTCTTCGAACGCGATAGCTCGGAGATCGACGTAGACGCTCTTGGAGTTCTCGATGGGGTCGTTGTAGCGGAAGTTTGGTGCCATGATGTCGGCGTAGTCCACCACCACCAGATCGAACTTCTGACCCGTAGCCGAATACCGCTTGAGCAGCCGGCGCAGCATGTTCGGCGTGAACGTGCCGCTGGGGTACTCATGAATCTTCAGCTTGCCGGCCTTCGCACCCAGCGCGGCAATCTTCGACTCCACGTCATGAATGTGTTTCTCAAGCTCCTTGATCATCGTGTCCGACATGGAAGCGTCGAGACGCTGCGCGATGATGTCGGCAGACACTTCGAGAGTGACGTACAGGACGTTGAAGCCCTTCAGTGACGCCGCTTTCGCGAAGCCAATAAGGGCTGTGGTCTTACCGGACTTCGCACCGCCCATAATGGAAACGAGTTCGCGTCTGCCCCAACCCTTGTGGAACAGAATCTCGTCCATCTTCAGGTTGCCCGTGGTGATGCCGCGAGGCGGCTTCATGCCAGAGGCGGCGTCGATACGATTGGCAGTACGATCCTTGATCTTGTCGAAGTAGTCGTAAGCCGTACCATCCTCGTTGATGCCGATCTGAATGGCGGCCTTGATCTCCTCCTCGATCTTGTCGAACTTCTTCTTTTCGATCAGATCAACGGACTTGAGGACGGCAAGGCTGACCGCTTGGTGCCGAGCGAACTCTACAACCTTATCCTCGACGTATTCGCGATCGCCAGGGCCAACGTCGCGCACCCGCTTGAATGCTTCGGCGACGAGCTTCGCCGAGTCCTTGCGGATGATGCCGGCCGTGATCTCGTCTTTGATCTTCTGAAACAGAACGGGGCCGCCTGGGGCCTCGCCGTACCGCTTGAAGTGGTTGAGTGCCAGATTGACAAGACTGGCTTCACCAATCTCCTCAAAGAACTCTGGCTTGAGAACATGCGACGTGCGCCGCATGAACTCCGTGTCGCTCACGGCAAGGGCCGCGATGCGAGTTTGGAACTGGTCGTCAAATGGAAACTTAGCCGTGTCTTCCGATTCCGATGCTGCGACGACGGCATGAGAGCCGCCCTCGAAGGAGGCTCCAACCATCGCTGCAACAGAGTCTTCGGCGGCCGTCAGTGCTGCGTCCGCCATACGGTTCAGTCAGCGCCCTTGCCAGGGGTGTAGAACAGGGTGATCGAGTGCTTGAAGATGACGTACACCTGATACGCGCCGTCGCCCTTCTCTTCTTCCTTGCTGACCTTGAGAGAGATCGTGTACTTGTCGGAATGCTTGATGGTGCCAGTCAGGGAACTGCCGTCATTCATCTCCACGATGACGGTTGCGCCCGATGCCTCCAAAGCCTTCAGAAATGCTTCGTGCCCTTTGGGTTGCACGGCTTTCGGAGCGCGCTTGGGAGCGTGCTGTGCGCCGTCGGCGTGGCTGGAAGGGAAACGGGGGCGATCGCTTGGGAACATACTGTTCTCTCCTTGTTGTTGAAAGTGAAACTTGAACCGTGATTATAGTCAGTGATGACTTAATCTCATGCGCTTAAAGACACTGCCTCTTCGACGACCCGTTCGCCGAACTCCGTGAGCGCCGTCTCGATGCGGATTGCATCCTCCACATACAGCGCCGAGTTCAGCCCGTAGCGCGGCTGGGGGCGTTGTTTGATGGCCTGAACGATGAACTGCTCGTAGGCGATCTGATCAGCGTGGCCGATGAAGCTGCGAACCTTGTACCGATCGTCCTTGCAGAACTGGATGCGAGCGGCGCACTCTTCTTCCCAGGCAAGCATGATGTCGGACACCATGTCGGGGTTCGAGGCAAGCTGGCTTGGACGCGGCGGCTGCCTCCAGCCGTTCTCGATGCACCAGTCCATCGCCTTGCGCAGATAGAAGTCGTAGCGGATACCCAGCTTGTCGATCGACTGGCGCAGTCGCCAGAACGACAAGGCTTCTTTCGTCTGCATGAAGTCCATACCCTTGAAGCCCTTGTGGTACAGGCCCATCTGAGAGTCCTTCATGATCGCAATCGCATTGCCGTAGGCTTTCGCGTAGCAGCTTGCGAGGAAGTACGTGGCCTTTGTGGGGTGCATGCGGCGGTAGTCGAACCACTTCGTCCGCATCAACTCGGCCTCTTTCTTCAGAAGAGTGGCCGGCACATGCTGAATCGCCAGCACTTCAGCATGCAGGAAGGTAAGGTCGTGCCCGTAGAAATACCCGAGCCATTGAGCCGGCTCGGGTGTCTTGTTGTCTTGCTTCATCCAATACAGTTCAGTCGTCACTGACTGATTGTAGTGTGG